TATTACCGAAAGGCTGCGAGATGTAGCCCTTAATCTGGTGAAGGGAATGTACCAGATGAACGCAGTTGGTCTTGCAGCCAATCAAATGGGTCTGAAGATTAGTCTGTGCGCGCTTGATCCTGCATGGCTCTACGGAAAGAAACTCCCGATCGTTATGTTCAATCCGGAGATCGTAGAGCACGGGGAGGAGATCTACTCCTCTCCGGAAGGCTGTTTAAGCCTTCCAGATGTGGGAGTTCATGTTGGAAGGTTCCGAAACATCAAGGCTCGGTTCGTAGGACTGGATGGAAAGGAATACACTATCTCGGATGATAACTCGTTACTGTCCTCCGTGCTGCAACATGAAATAGACCACCTTAACGGCAATCTCTGTATAGACCGATTAAAGGAGCCTTTCAAACTTACCTACAAGGATAGCATCGTGATAGGAGGTTAGGGAATGAACATACCAAACTCCGTAGTTCTCTGGAAAGACATTCACGAAATCTCCGATAAGATCTGCAAGTATTACGGGTTGAGTTATAGTAAGATTGTTCCTGAAACCCGCAAGCAATCCCGACACTTTGGAGAATGCCGGCCCTGCCAGAAGTGTTGCTCCGCGGCGCATGTAGATGAGCGCAACTGCAATGAGAAGATTCTCTCCATTCGCATTCATCATCTAAACAATCCTCGAAAGCCTCTTGCTACTTCTACCATTCTCCGCACGCTGGCCCATGAGCTTGCGCATCTGCGCTGCTGGGATCATGGAAAAGACCACCGAGCGTTTGAAGAAGAACTCGTCGCACACATGAGGGAGTTGGGACACCACATAGTATGAAAAAATGGATAGGACCTTTGCTTCTGATTGTAGCTTTCGGATGTCAGACTTCCAGACCCACACTAACTATCGATGCAATTCCTACACCTCTAGCCCAACGCGCGGGGACAGAACTTCCTGCAGAAACTGAAAAGAAGTTAGAAATCCCCGTCCCGGCAGTTCGTTTCCCACTCGAAGAGAACTTTGTTGGCAAAACGGAGGAAGAGGTTAAGGATTTACTCGGAAGTCCTAAATCCGAAATGGAACGCTCTTGTAAAGTTGGCGTACAAGAAAATACCGCAGTAGAGATAACAATGTATGGTACGCAGTGGTACTACGAAGCCGAGAACGAAAACTATTCCGCAAACACATACATGTGCGTGTTTCGCGGCAAAGTAGTTTCCACGCTGCAGGAGAGTAAGTTTGTGGTTGATAAAAAAATCATTGAGCAGACGCGAAAGATTGTAGATCATGTTCTTATCAGGCAGCAGCTTCGGAATAAAACTAAAACAGACGAGGATCTCTTCATAGAACAAGAGACGAAAAACTCGCCAAAGAAGGATTTGTAATGAGTGAAAACATTAGCGCCGCTATTAAAGGCAACATGAAGGTTTCGGTGAAGACAGATAAGGGCATGGTTCTGAGTAAAGACCACGGCTTCTCCATAGAAGAAGAGAATGGAAATGTGTTATCATTTGATTACATCAATCATCCCGAATTCGGAGCCGCACTCCTGTTCGGAAACCAGGTATTTTTCCTGAAGTTCTGGCGAGATGAGGACCTAAAGCAGGGACTCAGTACTATTACCACGAGCTTTAACGCAGAATTACAGAGGAGACAGAGTTTTGGCATTAACGCAGCCGCTAAATAGATACATCGATCATACGCTTCTAAAGACCACTGCAATGGACGTAGCATTCGAAAGCCTCTTGGACGAGGCCGTCAAGTACGATTTCCGTGCTGTATGTGTATCTCCTTACATCGCAGTTCCGATTGTTAGGGCAATGAGGCCTTACCCCAATACCAAGGTTTGTACCGTAGTGGCTTTCCCGCATGGGAACGTTCCTCTCGTATTCAAACTTCAGCAAGCATCTTACTTCATTGAGAATGGTGTTCAGGAAATTGATTGGGTGTTAAACTACATTGAAGCGTACAATGATAATTGGCACAACATCACCTTTGAAATGGGGCAGATGTCATCTCTCTGCCGATCGGCAGGGGTTGTATCCAAGTGTATCGTAGAAACAGGCGCCTTGATCGCACCCTCTCTTATTGAAAGAGTATTCCGGTGCGCTCGAGACACCGGTGTTGACTTTATCAAAACCTCCACAGGTTATGTGGGAGACGGCGCCAAAGTAGAGCACATCAAACTTTGGAATTCACTACGCAACGGCGATCCCTCTCCGTTAATCAAAGCCTCTGGAGGGATAAAGTCAGCAGAACGCGCATTAGCAATGATTGATGCAGGAGCAGACAGATTGGGAACAAGCGCATCCGTGGAGATTATGGAGCAGTATGCGGCCCTATCAAGCCCCACGCCTAACCGAGAAGGAGCGCCTGAATAAGTTTCTGGCGAGCGCTAAATGTCTGTCTCGCTATGAAAAGCTTTCAGAGAACAACAAGTACATAATGCGTCTTCATTTGCGCACCGTACTGAAGATCTTGGGAGCGCGCTATCCCAATAGGTTCATGATAGCAAACGGCTTGATGATCCTTCGGGATTACATTCCGTTCAAGAAATGGAGACTGAAGAGGTTGATTGCACGTCTTGAAAGACCGACCTCATTGCCCGACGGCAAGAGGGATTAGGAGACAACTAATGATTGATGAGATTGATAGTCCTCTGGTAGATGGTTTAAATGCCGAGGGTCTCGAGAACAAGCCCGTATGCCCCGTGTGCCAGTCCTATCTGGAAAACGCAGAAGACGGCTACGACTATAAGAGACTGAACGCCGACACACGCTGGTTCTGGTGCGACACCTGTGAAGGACACCTTGGTTATCACCGCATGAAGAAACGCTGGAAGGTAGATCCTTACGATCTTCAGGAAAGCGCCGCGTTTCGTGCGTTCTTTGGCGTAGACGGAACCGAATAACAAGAAAGGGTTTAATGTGAGTGATGTTCTTGCCTTAAAGTACAGACCGAAGACTTTCGAAGAAGTCATCGGACAAGACCAAACAATAAAACAATTGAAAGCAGCACTGGAGAATAACACTCTTGGGCACGCTCTCATTTTCTGTGGAACTAGAGGATCAGGTAAGACTACCTCTGCTCGTATCGTAGCTCAAGTTCTAAACACAGGTATTCCTACTAACGAACTGCCAATGCTGGTTACCGAAGTAGATGCTGCTTCTAATACTGGTGTGGACAACGTTCGAGAGATCATTGAGAACATCCGCTACTCTCGTAAGGGACATCAGGTCGTTATTCTGGACGAGGCGCACATGCTCTCCAAGAATGCGTTCAATTCCCTACTGAAGACTTTGGAAGAACCTCCTCCAGGAGTTAGCTTCATTCTTCTTACTACTGAGCTTCATAAGCTTATCCCCACAGTAAAGTCTCGCTGTCAGATCTATGAGTTCTCTGATGTGCCTGTGGAAACTTTGGAGAAGTATTACACTTTTGTAGCGGCGGAAGAAAAACTTACCCTTACCCCAGAAGTCCTCCATACCGTAGCCATCAAAGCCGAGGGTTCTGTGCGAGACGGACTATCCCTTCTGCAAAAGTATCTATCTGGTGAAGAAGTTGAAGACTTCTCTGATAAGTATCTAGAACTGGTATCCGCGATCTACGGACAGGATGTTGCTACCGCCCTTGAAGTCGTAGGACAGCTCAGGAAGAAAGAAGAAGCAAGAGTAATCATCCAGACCCTCGAGAAGTGGGTGTATTGGTCCAGCCTCGAATTTTTTGGGATGAAGACCCCGATTAGAGATAAGATCCCTGCTTCAGCAGCCAAGGGTTTTGACCTGGCGCATCTACAGAAATTGTTTGCTACTTGCTTGGATATCGAAAGAAACTTCAATGCTACCCCTAACAGCAAGTCGGTGCTCGACATGGGCATAATTGCCCTCTGTGTATGAAACCGGCCCTCTACTACACCTTCGGTGATGACACCGACATGATTGAAAAGAAGTGGCTCCCGGATATCCAAAAGAAGTATCCGGACGCCGCTTGGTTTCGCTATGATGCTACCATAGATGACCTGCCTGTTGGCAAGCTCATCACGGAGTATTGCTCCAATGATCTCTTCAGTAAGGGTAAGGTTATCGTCGTACGCAACGCAGATAGCAAACCTGCGCAATCAGAAGCTCTCGCTGAAGCAGTGGTTGATAATCCTATTCATGGTAACGCCTTGGTCCTTATTGCTTCTGGGCACAATAAAACTACTCGGTTGGGCAAACTGGTAAAAGATAAGTTCATGGTACGGGAGTTTGTTCTCCCCGAAATAAAACCTTTCGACCTACTGGATGCCTTGAACAGCAAGTCTGCTGGAAAGGTTCTCCACCACGCAAACCGATTATTCGCGGCGGATTACAATGCGCTTGCTTTGTACTCGCTTCTCTGTGGGCACTTTACCCTGTTGAAACAGGTAAAGGATCGGGAAAAGTTTTCCGCCCAACAAATTTCTCGGGAACTAAAAGAACATGAGTTCCGCATCAAGAAAGCCATGGTTGCCAATAGATACTGGTCTAAGGAACAGATCTCCACAGCGCTCAGACAGCTGAGTGATTTGGGCAGGCTAATTCGTACTTGGCAATATGATGAGCAAATGCTCATCCAAATGTGTCTAATCAAATTGACATTGACGCCCTAATGAGGTATTATTGAAGTATGAACGACATAACTAAAGCACGTTACTACCTAACGAATCGAAACTCAGAGATGACCACCTTCACTAGCTTCTCTTTGATGTTAACTACCGCAGAAGCTGCCTACAAGAATATCAAGCTTCGCCAAAAAACCAATACCGATCCTATTGGAACTTGGGACGAGCAGGAAGTAGAAGCATCGCTGGATTACGCAGTCCTTAAGTACCTAAAGAAACACAACCAACTCCCCAAGAACATCGGCAAGGCATTCCAAACGGATGTTAGCTTGGGCGATAAGCGCAAGTTGGCGCAGGAATGGTTCAATGCTTAACAACGAAGTAGAGACTAAAAGAAAGGCGCTTATCGCGCAAGCCACTTTAGAATGGGTAGATCTTAACAGACTATCTTTTCTTTGGGGCGGTCGTCTGATATTTTGCCATTACGACCGAGACAATGGCTTCTTCCGCATCCTCACTCACCTGGATTATGAGGAGGAGCAAGAAGTTTCTGGCTGGTTCGCTGGGAATCTGAATAAGGTTCCAAAACAGAGGGATCAGCAGGGGGCAGGGGTTGAAGAAGAAAATCGGAATTGATCTTGATGGAACCGTGGCCAACTTTATTGTAGGGGCCTCGCAAGTAATCAAAGAATACTTTGGGCACGAACCAGACCTCTCGAAGGGTTTTTTGGGAATGGACGAGATCTTCGATCTTGTGCCTGGTACTTTTCATAGGGACATAAAGGACTTCGTCTACAAAGGTAAGAGACTATTTAGAGACCTGCCAAAACTGGAAGAGGATAATCATCTTCTAACCAGCTCCCTGTATAGAGACATTCCTGGATTGCAGATTCATTTCGTCACGGCAAGACCTACCTACATTGAAGTAGTAGAGGATACTCGTTTGTGGATTAAGGAAAATGGTTTCCTGTGCCACGGCATCCACCATGCGGACGATAAAGCCAGTTTCTGTGTAGAGAAGGGCATTTCCGTAATGATTGAAGATCAAGTCAATCATATCATAGATCTTTCGGATAACGGTATTGATGTCATAGTAATGGATCAGCCATGGAACCGAGATCTTACAACAGAGCTACATGAACAAAAGTCTCGCATCAGAAGAGTAAATAACTGGCGAGAAGCGTTCGTAGCAGCAAAGGAGTTGCTGTAGTGGTTAGTGATGCACAAAGAAAAATCTTCAAAGCACAATTGGAACACCTGTATTTAGAAAAGCATTGGACGGATGAAGAAGTTGCGTCAGAATTGAATTGTGCCAAACAATCTGTTTATGTGGCGCGCAAGAAATTTGGAATTGCCGCGACCACACCAAGGGAAAGAAACACTAAACTCATAAAGATTACGGATAGGCAAGAGCAAATACTACGGGGGTCCTTACTTGGAGACGCCTATGTAGATCCCAGCGGAGCTTTCACTATTGAACATGGGAAAAAACAACTCGACTATCTGGACTGGCTCTATAGAAATCTAAACCCTTATTTCAATGAAGTAAAGCCACATAGGACGGGAGGTAGAATTCGTTCTTGTAGCCATGACTTTGGTATTAGTTTAAGGAAGGAATACTATCAACAAGGAACCAAAAGAATTACAAGAGAAATTCTTGCTAAACTTACACCTCTTTCTCTCGCTGTTTGGTTTATGGACGATGGGCAGCTTCTGCCAAATGGAAACCAATCGAGGCTTTCAACTTGCTCCTTTACCAAAGAGGAAAATGATTTAATTGTAGAGTATTTGAAGAATACTTGGGGTGTAGTAGGAAATGTTCGGAAGTACTATGGATACAACTACATTTACTTCAATAAGGAAGATACTCGTAAGTTTCTTTTGATCATTCGTCCTCACATTCCTATGTGTATGCGTCGTAAAGTATGGAAATGCTTAGGGATTTCGGTGTATCTTTCAGGGGGAATGGAGTATAAGAAAAACTTGGGTTCGAAGTGGAGAACCTGGCTTACAGAAAGACTTCAAGAAATGGGGCACGACGCGGTCGATCCTGTAAAACTAGAAGCTCCCGATGAAGCAGGAATTCCCGTTCAAGCCAGATTAACCCAGTTGAAACTGGATGGTAATCTGGATGAAGTTCGTCGTATGGTGCGACATTTTCTTTTCCGTAAGGACATGTTTGGTATTCAAGTAGCCGATGCTATTGTGGTTTATTATGATGAGTCCGTTCAACGTGGGGCTGGAACCCTGTCTGAAGCCTGGGAGGCCTTCCGGGAAGGGCGACCTGTGTATTTGGTCACTGATTTTCCCGTGGAAAAAATACCAACCTGGCTCATTGGAGAAACTACAGCCATCTTTCCTGACTTCGATGCTTTCTTGGAGTATCTGAAGGATGAGAATAAGATCCTAGCGGATGTAATCGAAGCCCGAAAAACTAGGGACGAGGTGCTTTCCGGGATCTATTAGGAGGTACGGGCCAAATGGATCCGGACATCTCTCTATTAGGCAATGCCGCAGCGGTGCCAATAATCATAGCGATAACGCAGTTCCTAAAGAAGAGTTTCAACTTCAACAGGAAGTCTGATGTTATTTCGCTACTCGTTTCTTTTCTGGTCTGTTTTGGATGGCAATTTTACCACGCCGCTGAAGCGGACATCATGACTATGCTTAATGCAACACTTGTTGTGAAGATTCGACACACCATTGATCTTATCGTCGTATCCTTCGCTACTTGGCTCTCTGCCAGTAAATCCTACGACCTCTTTATCGGAGACAAGAAGTGGAACAAGAAGATGGAAGAGATCCACGTTGAGAAGGAAGATCTAAAGAAACAAGTTGAGGTTCTAACCAATGCAAATGCGCCAACCGAGACAGTGGCAGACGATACTGGGCTGGATCAAAGAATGCGTGAAATTTTGGACGAGGAATAAAGAAATGCCCGGAGTTAATGATCAGATACGAAGAACCAAGTTAGCTCAAGAACAAAAAGCACGACAACAGGACATGCTTGAGATTCTGACCATGGTTCAGCAAGGAAGACTCCACGAGGCAGATACCCGCCAACTGGAAACTCTGAAACTTGCTCTAGAGCTTCAGAAAGCCCTTGCGCAGAACACAGAACCAAAGGAAGCCCCCGCGATTAATACTAATGCGCTGACAGACGCCATCAAGGGGGCGGTAGCAGAAGCTTTCAAGAATCTTCCTGCGGGAGCTTACACAGGCGCCCCCGCCTCCTCCGAAGATCCTTCTCGTCCAAAGATGAAGTATGTTTCTCTAACCGAGTTCGTGCAGGTAGATGAGAGTGTAGAGGTAAGCCACGGTGATAGCCTTGGTCAGGATCAGGAAAGCACAGAGGACTCCGGTGATAAGCTGGAGAAGCTGAGGAAACTGAAAGGCAACAGCTAATGGTTGATGCGAAAACCTTGCGAGATCTTCATGAGAAGGGCATAGTCTCATCTGACCCGGACGGTATTCGTGTTATTGACGCACAGAAGTTAAGAGAACATCCTGGACATACAGGGTTCTCCCAAGATGATCGAAGACAGATAAGAGCACGAAGGAAGGGAGAAGCGAAAACTCTTCCCATCCCCAAGGAAAAGACAGAACCTATTCAAGTAGTGGAGGAAGAGGCGAGTAAGAAAACCCTACTTCCTCCGGACTTAAAGAAACAAGAACACCTCAGTAAGCATTTTGAAAAGAAGGAGTTTGTTATGGCGGATGCTGACATTCCCAAAGGAGTAGGTCTGGACGTTGGTACCTCTTTTTTGGTTGCCGGAAGATTTGGTAAAGACGGAAAGATCCGCTTCAAGAAGATGCGTGATTGCTTCCTAGAACTGGAACCCAAGAGCTCGATCAACAAAAAGTTCATTCAGAAGGGACTGGATGACCGCAAGGCTCCGTACCTCGAGAAGAACGATAAGTTTTATGTCCTGGGCGAGGATGCTTTCTTAATGGCAAACGAAAGACACGTGAATACTCGCAGACCTATGCACCGAGGTGTTCTGTCTCCTAGTGAAAAAGAAGCCTTCCCAATTCTGAAAGAGCTTCTGTCTCGTATCGTTGGAAGCCCTGCCGTAGAAAATGAGCGGTTGGTCTTTTCTGTTCCCGCCAAACCAATTGATGCGGACTTTGATCAGCTGTTCCATCAGGATATGCTGTCTTCCTTCCTGAAGGGACTGGGTTTTGATGCGCACGCCATGAATGAAGCGGAAGCGCTCGCCTATTCCGAACTCCTGGACGAAGGTTTAACGGGTGTTGTCCTGAGCGCCGGCGCGGGAATGATGAACGTGGCTGTTCTTTCTTCTGGTGATCCGGTGGTTACCTTTAGCACTTCCAAGTCTGGGGATTGGATAGACCAGCAAGCAGCTATCGCAACCAACATGACCAACAGCATTATCCAGCAAGAAAAGGAATCTTCGGAGATCGATTTGATGCATCCCGAGCCAGGAAATCAGATCCATGCTGCTATTTCCGTGTATTATGGTAATCTTCTGGTTTACACTTTACAACAAATCGCTTATGATTTGTCTAGGTCCCCTTCTCTTCCGAAGTTCAAAGATCCAATACCTTTTGTGGTCGCGGGTGGAACTTCCCTTCCCAAGGGTTTCCTTCAGAAGTTTGAACAGGCGCTGGCGGCAGTAGAGATGCCAGTTAGAATTTCTGGAGTTCGGCACGCAAGCGATCCTCTGCATAGCGTGGCCAATGGGCTGGTTTTGGCAGCGACCATGCGCTGATGTTCATCTACGCGATAGAAAATACAATTAGTGGAAAAAAGTATGTAGGTCAAACTATCACTAGTTTGAATCACAGATTTAGACGTAGACATGCCACCTCTATGGCATAAGGTGTTTTTATGCGGCGTCAAAAAGAAACGGTTGTAGATTATCGTCCTTGGGGAAACTTTAAGCGCTATTGCTTAAACGAACCAGTGACCGTAAAGATCATTGCTTTAAACCCAGGGCAATCCCTGTCCGTTCAAAAACATAAGAACAGAGATGAGCTCTGGATTGCCCTTGATGGTAGTATCGTAGCAGAACTTGATGGGGAGACGATTGGATTGGGACTGGGCGGAGAACTCTGGATTCCCAGGGGCTCCGTTCACACTGCGACCAATCGACACTATCACCAGTCCCGCCTTCTTGAGGTAGCCTTTGGCACCTTCGATGAGGAAGACATAACGCGCCTATCGGATAAATACGGGAGAGTAAAAAATGGCTAATAAGAAAATCAATGTGATGAAGCCTACGAATAAGGATACGGTTTCTACCCGACACCTTCCCCAGAGTGCTGACGATCGCAAGCAGCAGCTGTCGGATTTCAAGGCGGGTCAAGCGGAGAAGGAAAAGATCAAGGAAGATCGCTTTGCAGCTATCAAGGCTAAGAGAAAGCCCCGTCCGGGTGCGGGCGGAAGCGGTGGTGGAATCAACATCACGGTGGATAGCGATAAGAAGTAGTCATTCCCTTAAGAGACGTTAGGTTTCTTCAGACCAGGAGCATTATGAAGCTACTTTACACGAAGAAAGGATTACCTGTTCTTTTTAGACACATGGACTCCGCTCTCGTAGAGATGCGCTACTATGTTCTTTGCGGATCCGTTAATGAGTTGATTCCCAGCGAATACGGACTATGCCACGCCCTGGAGCATGCTCTCTTCTGTGGTACTAACACAAGAAACTCCGTCGAGATCAAGATTGCTTGGGATAAACTTGGAGCTTACTACAACGCTTTTACAGACTACGATCACACCGCCTATGTGAATACGGCTCTCAAGAAGAACTGGCAAGAAAGCTACGAAATTCTGGCGGATATGTTCTACAATGCTAACTTTCCAAAGGATCGTTGGGAAGACATTGAAAAGGGTGCTATTATCTCTGAGATCCAGAGGACCCAAGATAATCATGCAGAACAGCTGCAGGAAGCCACCTACTCAGATGCGTTCGGCGAGAACTATCACCCCATTCTTGGAGACATCGAGAACATTCAGAAAGCTTCCGTAGACGATCTAAAGAAGTTCTACGAGCAGCACTACTGTGGCAACAACGTGGTGTTTGTCATTGCAGGAGATTTATCGGAGACCCAAGTCCTACGAACAGTGGAGCGCCACGATAAGATCCGAAAGAACACACCTGCCCCAATAAACAAAGTAAGCTTTGGTTTCAATTCCGCGCCGGTAAAAATGGTTAGACCTGTAGAGCAAGCGCTCATCACTGCGGTTAAGCCGATCCCTTTCTCCCGAAACCTTCGACATCGAATCGCACTTTCCTTAGGACTTACCTGCCTGGAGCAGTACCTATTTACGGAGCTTAGAGAAAAGCGAGGTCTTTGTTATGGAGTGTATGCGGACGTCGAGATCGGCATTCAGAATAACTTCTTCCTAACCCTCAGCACCGCCACGGATCTTGAAAGACTTCCGAAGATGCAGAAAGCTCTGAAGAGTTCTTTGGAGAACTTTGTAGAAAAGGGACTAACGAACACGCGAATCGCGTGCGCAAAAGCGGCTGAGACCTTTGGCTATGCAGGGAGCGCAGAGAAGGTTAGCTCGTCTACCGATGTTATGTGGGATGGTTGGAAGAATCAAATCTATTCGGATCCCTTCGACGCACATCTCAGCGTTATGGAGAAGTTGGATAATGGAACTGTTCGAAGAACAATAACCAAGGCTCTTGAAGGCAAGCTTAAGATTGGTACTATGACCTCAGGAAAGGATTGAACTCAATGAGTTTTCAGACCGGGCTGACGTACGATGACGTCTGTTTAGTTCCACAATACAACAACGTTCCCAGCAGAACCGAACCAGATCTTTCGACCTGGATCACAAAAGACATACGCATGAACATGCCTCTTATTCCCGCTAACATGGATACGGTTATAGGAGAGGATTTAGCAGAGGTCATCCTGCGCAACGGCGGGTTTCCTATCTTCCATCGCTTCGCCCCTCTCGAGACTCAAATGTCTTGGGTAGAAAAGTTCAAGCGTAATGTGTTTGTATCCTGCGGAATCAAAGACGATCCCGCTCTATTCGTTCTTCTGGATAAGCTTCCTGTTGGGGTAGTTATAGATGTGGCGCACGGTCATTCAGATAAAATGTTCAAGTTAATCTCTACTATCAAGAAGCGATACGGACAGACTATTCAGATAGTCGCAGGGAACATTTGTACCCCGATGGCGTATCAGGACCTGGTTAATGCCGGAGTAGATGCCGTAAAGGTTGGGGTTGGTCCTGGGGCCGCTTGTACTACTCGTATCGTAACCGGTTTTGGAGTTCCTCAATTCACTGCGATTTATGAATGTGCGAAGGTAGCCCAGAAGCTTCGAGTTCCCATTATCGCGGATGGTGGGATTAGAAACAGCCGGGACCTAGTTCTTGCCTTGGCTGCTGGCGCTTCCTCAGTAATGGTGGGCAAGCTCTTTGCTCTTACTACCGAAAGTGCCGCTGAGAAACAAGAACAAACTTGGACTCCTGTTGCAGGTAAGCAAATCAACGGGGCTCCGTATTCACAGATGGTCGCGAAGTATCGAGGCCAAGCCAGCGAGGATTTCCAGAATGAGTACTATGGCGGACTGAAAGAGAAGACCGTTGCCGAAGGTACTGACTTCTGGGCTCCTGTTTCCGGATCCGCACAGGCGCTGATCGACGATTTGCTTGGCGGACTACGCAGCGGATTAACCTACGGCGGGGCTCGAAGCATTAAGGAACTCCAGCGCAAAGCGGAATTCATGAAGGTCACCCCTTCCTACGGACTTGAGAGTAACCCCAGGAGAGCATAATGGTCGCCCTAAGCGAGGATCTGAAAAGGAAGGAACGAGACGTACGACCTTACATTGAGGAGTACGCTAAGCTTTTCGAAATTGATCCTAACTTGGTGCGCGCTGTCATTACCCAAGAGTCTCGCTTTGTAGCAAACGCAGTTAGCCCAACTGGGGCGACGGGATACGGGCAGTTCACTGGTATCGGGGCTAAGCAGGTTCAGAACATTGCTGCAATGACTCCGAAGGCTGCGGACCTGAAGAACTTCACCAAGCAAGACGCAGACGATGAGAACATGGGTATTAAGGCAATATGTGCTACTCTTTGGTGGCTTTACTACCGAAAGTATCCGCAAGTTGAAGACAAGAAGCTTCGATTGGAAGCTTGCCTTACTTTTTACAATACCGGAGGAAAAGCCGCAGCATTGGTTATTCAGTACGGGGGGCATGCCCAGGCAATTGCCGCTATCAAGCAGCTTTCTCCTCAGTATCGTTCCCAGGGTGATAAGTACGCACCTGAAGTATTCCTGTGGTTTGTGGCTTGGCACGATTTTATCGAGGCGGAAAAAAAGCCTGTTGCGAAACCTGCAGAAGTTCTCCCGGTTCTATCTAATTCCAATCCATTTGATAATCGCACCAAGAGCATTGATGTTCGCTATAAGGCTTTGATTGAAGCCCTAAAGCTACTTGCTGATGAGGATAAGGATATTGATATCCTCATCAATACTCGGGACGGGTTGACGGAGCTCACCCTAATCTTTCACGGGGAGTTTTAATGCCAGTAGTCAAAACTGAAGAGCAGGTGGAGAAGCTCAGGGCTTCCGCCAAGCTACTTTCTCAGTGCTTGGACACTTTAGTCAAGGCTGCGCAGCCGGGACGATCTGGGGCTGCCCTAGATCGTCTGGCGGAGGAATTTATTAGGGATGGGGGTGCTATTCCCGCCTTCAAAAATTACTCTCAGGGTGCGGCTAGAACGCCTTTCCCGGCGTCCATTTGTTTTTCCCGCAATCAGGTTCTAGTACATGGTATACCGTCTGAAACGGACATCATTCGGGAGGGGGACATAATCACGATAGATTGCGGTTTGGATCTGGACGGGTGGTTTGCAGATGCAGCCCGTCTTTTTGGAATCGGCACAATAACAGAAGAAGATACTGCCATAATCAAAGCCAGCGAGGGGGGACTTCAGGCGGGCATTGACGCCTGTGTAGTGGGGAACAAGTTAGGTGATGTTTGTAATGCTATTCAGAACTCTATAGGGAAAAGCCCCTATCATAACGTCTATCAGTTCTGTGGTCATGCCATCGGTACAAAGATGCATGAAGAACCTCAAGTTCCCAATTTCGGACGACCTAAAACCGGCATCGATCTTGAACCAGGAATGGTTTTCTGTCTAGAGCCCATGCTAAAGAAAACCAAGGCCGGACTAGGGGTCCTCCCCGACGGCTGGACGATAGTGACCCTGGATCAGTCCAGGGCAACACATATCGAGCACATGGTGCTGGTCACCACTGGGCAACCAGAAATACTTACAATTGGAGGCTAACGTACGACATTCTTACTAAGAGTGTTGGCATTAGAGACTTAATCATGGAAGGTATCGTAAAATGGTTTGATGCTAAGAAGGGGTACGGATTCATCGTTTCCCCAGAAGTAACAGACGACGCGGGTCTAACTCGAGACGTCTTTGTTCACTACAGCAAGATTCAGATGGAGGGTTTCAAGAAACTTGAAGCAGGTGAGGCGGTTACTTTTGAGCTCATCTGGGGACCGGATACGAAACCCCAGGCAGATAATGTGTCCCGACAGGGCGCATAGGAAACACAAGGAAGGGAATTTCTTGGAGCTTGTTGACAACGGGTAGAGATTATCGTATTATTTGGCATTGATGGACTCATGAGTCTGTCTTGGGGCCTCCCTCCTGGGTATTTGGAATGGAGACCCGTTAGGGACTTCAATGCCCTACCCATCGGCGTTAAGCCGAAAAAGCCCAAGATAGGATAAAAAAGAAAGAAAGAAACACAAGAACGGAGGGAACATCCAATGGGTGTACTAAAGCACGACGGAACTGTGGTCAACCTAGACGCACTGGATCCGATCTTTGACACTAACGCCAATGGTTTTGGTCCTGAGACTACCCGCAATCCTGATATGGCAGGTCCTGTGCCATCTAGGGGCGGCATGCCTTGGAACGGCGGCTACAATGGAATGGAGATTCGATCTTCGTCCACTGGAGTTGCGACTGTTGGTACTGGCCGATCCGGAGTATTGCCTGCGGGCAATGCGCCGCTGGCTGGCGTCACTCGTCGGTAAGCGTCTATAGTATTTGGGCTGTTATTGGGCTGCCCCCAATCTCAGCCTCAAGGCGGTCTTAATGGATTTACAAGTACATAGTAGTGATAACACCGAAACCCTTCTGTATGAAGATGGGGTGCTAGTCTTTTTGGCGGCCAAACCTATCATCATTCAATCTTCCGAGATCATGAAGGTTCAGACAGGGTTATCGGTAAGAGTACCTTTCGGTTATGTTCTAAACATTAGTACTGCCCCCGCACTGGCGGTAAAAGCAGGAGAACTCTTTCCCGGTCTTATGGCAGTTAGTTGGTCCGAGCAGGAAGTTGAACTAGAGCTTCCCGTTAGAAACTGTGGGAGAAACGTTCTGAACATTATGTCACAGCAAACCATTGCCATTGGGCATGTGATAAAGACTGAGGAAGTAAATGTGAAGGCCTTAGAGCCACAGAATTGGAAGTCGGTTTCCAATGCGGAAAGTAAACCGCAAAAGAAGAACTCCAACTTCAAGTTCGAAATAAGATAAAGGACTAATCTTTGATTGTAGCCTTTAAGAGACTTCATCCCGACGCTATAGTTCCTGTTCATAAGACCCCCGGGTCTTCTGGGGCAGACGTTTGTTCTGTAGTAGACATGGTTATTCCCGCCGGGAAAATTGGGCTTATCCCTTTAGGATTTGCGGTGTCTGTTCCTAACGGTACGGAAATTCAGGTTCGCCCCCGCAGCGGGCTGTCCCTGAACCACGGAATTACTGTTTTGAATACCCCCGGGACAGTGGATTCGGATTATACTGGGGAAGTTAAAGTCATTCTCATTAATCTGGGGGAGAAAGACTTCCAGATTAAGAAAGGCGATAGGATTGCCCAGTTGGTAATTTGCTACGTGGCACCAGGAACTTATGTAGAGAGAGAAAACCTTGACAACACTGTCCGAGGCCCGGGAGGTTTCGGCTCAACCGGAGAAAGGAATTAGCATGCTTATTGGTAATACACCCGCTCCCCAAGACATTAACCTCACCTCTACCATTAAGGTAGAGCAGAAGGAGGAGGGTAAAGCAGTCATCACGATACCCGCCGAGCTTAGATTAACCCCAGAACTTATTGCTCTCGTTAACCAGGCCCTTCAGGCGCAGGGACTTGAGTTGGTTCATATGAACATCAACAGCAAACACGTACAGGAACTAAAGGATCTTCCAAATGTCGTTCTCAACGGGGAGAGGACAGCAAGCTGAGCTCGATGTGATTCTGGCTTCCTCTGGAGTCAGGGCTCCCTGTTTCATTGGGGGCCTTAAGGCTATTCAGGAAAAGGGATATCATATCAAACGAATCGCCGGAACATCAGGCGGTGCGATCATTGCCGCCGGCTTTGCTCTTGGTCATAGTATTGAGGACATGTACGAGCGCGCGCAGTACATCCCCTACGACGGCTTTAAAGACTTCAACATCGCGAATCTGATTAGCCTCAAGAATCCCAGTGTTTACACGGGACGTGCCTTGGACGAGTATTATCAAAGTCTTTACGGGGATGCCACCTTGAAAGACTTCAAGATCGATTGTAGAATCTCTGTTGTAAGCATTGTAGGCCGAAAACGCCATATACTTACTCGCGATTCCCACCCCGATCTGCCTGTCTGGAAGGCTGTTCGGATGTCTTCTACTATTCCGTTCATCTTCCCTTGGTATGATTTGGACGGAGACCCGGTAACAGACGGAGCCCTAGTGACTGGGATGTTCGATATGTTCCCAGACTCTCCTCGCCCAATAATCTCTTTGCGCCCTCGGTCCGATCATTTCATTAAGAGAAAGATCCAGGATGTGCAAGCAAGCAGTACGATTCTTTGGAACTATCTGAAGATCATCGCCGAGTATTTCCTTGACGCGGTAGATAGTCAGCACGTTCCTGATAATGAGTGGTCGAGAACGGTTATCATTCCCACTTTTGAGATTGGCGGATTCAACTTCAATCTCAAACCAGAGGATGTAGAAAGACTGGTACAGTACGGGTTTAATGCCGTCATTATCTCGAACTTACTTCCATACGTTAGATAGGCTTAGCCTCAGGATTACCAAGATCTTCCACGAGGCAAGCCTACAGGTTTGCTTATTTTCAGGAGAACAAGATGCCAGTAGTAGTAATAGATTATACGAATAAGGTTTGGGCGATGGAACAACCAGATGACGGCTTACTTCATGTGGGCTGGACCGGACAGCCGGGTCCCCGATTAGCTGAAGTATTAGAATTCATCAATACTCGCCAGAAGCAGTTTGATTCTTTCGCAGAAAGGAAGAGAGAGGATGAAACCCGTGACAAAGCTAAGCAGCCTAAACGAATCCGGGCAATACTTGCTGACCCCAGCAACATACGCATTACAGAAAATTGATGGGCAGGTTTCGATAGATAGGCGTAAGACTGTATTAGAAGATGGTCTAAAAGTCGGGGACTACGTCGAAATTGTTAAGCTTCCCGATGGGCGCTTTATCCTGACCAAAGCAGAAAGTGGTCTGCAGATCAGGAAAATCGCTTCTGCGTATGTACAATTCGACGGAGAAGTTAGCATAGAGGAGGTCTGAAAATGGTGTTCGATAATCTAAAGACTTGGTTTGCAGGCGCTTGGAAGTGGATCGAGGCTCTCTGGGATAAGCACGACAAGGCTTTGGGAGACATGGTCCAAGCAGTACTTCCTATGGTCATTGCAGTAGCTTTCCGCTCCGAGCTGTCCGGCGAACAGAAGAAGAAAGCAATTGTAGATGCTATTCTGGATAGCGCTGGTCAATACGCGAACGGTGTATCGAAGTCGATGCTGAATGAAGCCATTGAAATTGCAGCTAACAAGTACAACATTCAGATTGGTAAGCTCACTATTGATAAAATCGACATGTCCCGCACCGCTGTCCTTGCGGCAGGTCGAGAGTTTGCTAATGGTCAGCTGCAGATAAAGGGTACCGAAGCTGAGGACGCCGGCGTTAAGGTAGAAGTTCCTGTTCAACCGCAGTAATGGTATTATTTTCCGGCTTAAAGATACGAATACAGGGGCTTTGGAGGAGAATTACCTTGGTTAATTGGTCTGGTCTTATCTTAAGTGTGCTCAAAGCCGCAAAGTCAGAAGACCAACCGGTAGATCCAAAGTATATTGTCATTAAACCTCGTATCCTTTCCGATCACAATGTGCTTCGGGGGGTAGCTGTTTTACGAGGAGTCCTGGCTTTTGTTCCCGCCGCAAATATTGCGGCGCCACTCTTGTCTTTAGGAGAAACCGGTTTCCTCATCTGGAAAAGAATTGCTCTCGGGAGAGAGTGGGATGAGTTGGTTTTTCTACCCGCCGACCCAAACATTATGCGCATCTCGGTAGAGTTGGATTTGGAGTTGAACAAACACTTTGGAAATCTTATTCTTCAACATAACTGGGATTCCGAAGCAATCTCCGCTCTAGAGAAGATCTATAACGATTTCTGGTTTATTACCGATCCGGAAATGCTTCGGGTTAAATACCCACAGGTAGACTTCACCTACATTAGTTCTTGCTGCGCTCGCAATAGAGATGTTCTCCAGAATGAACTCTCAACCATTGAGCAGGCCATCAAGCAGAACAGTCAGGGTGCCGTCGTGGATACCAACGTTAAGGAAGCCATCGACGCCCTGAAAGAACTATTCCCTGCTATGCGGGACTGGGCATTGTTCAACTCTGAAGGGTTCAATGAGTTAGTAGATATCATCGATACGGCGGTATAAGAGAGATGAAACCTCATAAACTATTTCTGATCGTCGTAGTTGGGCTGCTGTCTTGTTCTACAATGTATTTTAGCCAAGCTCGGGATGCGCATAACAAAAACATTGCCCTATACAACGCCTGCTCTGAAGGAGCACATTACGTCCCAACCAAACAAGGTTGTGAGCCAGATGAACTAATAAAGACACTAAAAGAGGTTTTCGTCCTCGCTGAAAAATGTATTGAGACCGACTACAAACAACCGCAATGCTACATGATCTATAGCTCCAATGTTAGAGTGTATTGTAGGATAACTACTTGCGCTTCGCAAGAGTACGCAAAGTCTGAAGCAGTGGCGCGTCAATTCTTCGAGATACAAAAATCTTCGCATGGTTCCGCCCTTGAAGAAGCTACATTATCCTGGGTGCATGCCGCCACAGCCCACGCTTCTTGGCAATGGAGAGAAGATAAGCTCGCCCTTAACGCAGATAGAAAGAGCGATCTTCTACTTTGCTATGCAGAGGGTAACCGGGCTCTTCAAGAGAGCCTCCCTGTTCCCGAAAAGATCAGATTGAAGCAAAGCCTACGAGTTCTAAAAGACATTACCGACGCCATCTAAATAGCGCTTGTTTTCTGCGCGAAGGAGGTCCGTAGTGATACGCATTTTTGACCAAGTAGTCGCGGACTGGGGAATTTATGTATGGAATTATGATGGGGAACCTGTAAATCAAGTTAGAGTTCTTTTGTACAATGGCATGACTCTGGTTATGGACTATGAAGAGTTTATCTTACTCTCCGATGATGGAGGATACTGAAGGTAGTCAATGAAGGTTATTAAGCGCAACTTCGAAAAAGAGGATTGTAAGAACTTCGCAAGAGTAGAATCCCGAGGTTGTTGCGGTAGGAATTTTACGGCGGGAGTGTGTGTAATACCTGACGAAACTGGAAATAGGGCGCACAAAACCTGTATGACCAGCATGCCCTATTGTAAATACGAAAAGAAAGAGGAGGAATAACATGTTCATCCTAAGGAACTACCAAATTTTAACTGGAGCTACCGCCACTGTTACTACAACTGGTGCGGCCCCAGGTCGAGATTTCTAAAGAGTTAACCACCGCGGGGTGTTGGGTTTACGGAAAGTATAAGTACCCTCCTCGCGGACCCCGCAAGCGCTATTTTGTGAGTATTCGTGACTGATGCGGAACCCTTTTCACGAACTAGTACAAGAAACTAGCAAACGGAGAGTGTGCTATGGCGGAACTATCACTGTTCTTCCCTACAGGAGGGGCATTCGGAGGTTCGGGTATAACCGAGGGAGAACATGAAACTTTAGATACTCTAGTCCATAATTTGTCTGAGGGGGCTACCACCGAAATTCTCCGTAATTCTAACAATGAAGTAACCGACGTCAAAATTCTTACTGCACCGGGAGGTACTCTCATCAGGACTACCCAAATTATCCGTAACGCCCAAAACGAAGTGGAACAAACTATAGAGATTCAGTATGACGAGAACGGTGTTGCCATTCAGACTTTAACAACCGATATCAATAGGTCGGGTGGACAGGTGTCGACAACAACCATGGTGGAGACCTAATGTCAGTTTTTAGCGCCATAGAAGGTTCTCTCAAGATCCAAGGTACGGTGAGCGGTACCGATGCTACCGCTGTGCGTTTAGATGAGCCCACCCACGCGCTGAAAGTTTACCTTACCAACCCCGCCTGTCCAACCATCATTTTCGAGAATGTCACCCCCAACACCCTGGTCGGAACTGATGGCATCACTATAATCTCTGGTTCCAACTTTACTACCATTCAAGGTTTCCGTCCCGAGTTCGTAGCTGCCTCTGGTTTCCTACAAACACAAATAGATGCAGTGGAAGGCTCCGACGTAGACAGCATAAATGCTCTAACGGGCAGCGTCCTTGTAACCGGCACCCAGAACGTCACGACGCAGACCGTCGGTCAGACCATTACGATTACTGGACCTGATCTCTCTTCTTACGCAACTACAGCATACGTCGATTCCGTTGTAGATGAAGTCGAGCCTGCTATCATTTCCGCAAACTCTTTGATAGTTATTACCAGCGGCTCGAATACTACTACTCTAACCGCCGATACAACTCCTTCCTTCACATCTGTAGATGCGAGCACTGGAACATTTTCTACTTCTCTCACTATCTCTGGTCTTCCTGTAACTGCCGGTGCGGGCGGTTCTAATACCCAAGTTCAGTTCAATGATGCTGGCTCTCTCGGAGGAGACTCCGGTCTCGTTTACAACAAGACTACCGACACGCTCACGACCGTAACTATTACAGGAACTACAGGGCAGTTCGGTGGTGCTATTTCGGCACAAAATTTATCTATCACATCTACCAAAACATTAACAGCAACCAATTCATTAACAGTGTCTGGTACCGATAGCACCACGATGACATTCCCGCCAGCAAGTGCAAGTATTGGTTACATCAACATTCCACAAAATAGCCGATCAGCAGCATACACAACGGTATTGGCAGATGCGGGTAAGCACATTTATCACCCAGTTGGTGATGCAGTCAATAGAATATTTACGATTGATAGTAATGCGAACGTAGCATATGCAGTTGGAACTACAATCACTTTTATTAATAGAAGTCCTAATAACGTGACAATTTCAATTACAAGTGATACACTCACCTGGTCCCCAACAGGCGCAACAGGAAGTAGAACATTGCCACAATACGGTGTCGCTACTGCTACTAAAATAGTTACAACCGAATGGATTATTACAGGGGTTGGATTATCATAATGGGCGCATCGCTACAACTACCATTTACGTATCAGGCTAATTCGGCTTATGTCGCAGTTGCACACGTCACCACTCCGTTTATTTCTGCATATCCGTGGAGTACCAGTGGATTTGGAACAAAGTTCACTAACCCAGCTACATTACCTGGTGGCAATGGATTCGGCGTATCATTCACAAACTCAAATGATGCTATCGCAGTTGGCCACGCCACCACTCCGTTTATTTCTGCATATCCGTGGACTGACAGCGGATTTGGAACAAAGTTTACCGACCCAGCTACATTACCAACAAGTCGTGGAAGACAAACAGTATTCACAACAGCAGGTGATGCTGTCGCAGTTGGATCTGACCTCACCCCATTTATTCTTGCATATGCTTGGACTGACAGTGGATTTGGAACAAAGTTCACCGACCCAGGCACACCACCAACAGGTCAAGGACTCGGGGTAGCATTCACAACAACAGATGATGCTATCGTAGTTGGCCACGCCACCTCTCCATTTGTTTCTGCATATCCGTGGAGTACCAGTGGATTTGGAACAAAGTTCACCGACCCGGTGTCGTACCTTGGTACTCAGACCGCTGGTGTAGCATTCACAACAGCAGGTAATGCTCTTGCACTTGCCCACTCCAGCACTCCGTTTGTTACTGTATATCCGTGGAGTACCAGTGGATTTGGAACAAAGTTCACTAACCCAGCTACATTACCTACTGGTGTTGGACGAGATGCAGTATTCACAACAGCAGATAATGCTATCGCAGTTGCTCACGATATCACTCCATTTGTTTCTGTATATGCGTGGAGTGGAAGTGGATTTGGAACAAGATTCACCGACCCAGGCACAAAACCTACTGGCCAGGGGCTTGGAACAGCATTCACATCATTTGATGATGTTCTTGCAATTGCTCACGATACCACTCCATTTGTTACTGCATATCCGTGGAGTACCAGTGGATTTGGAACAAAGTTCACTGACCCGGGCACACCACCTACTGGTCAAGGAAGACAACCAATATTCTCACATTAACAAAGGAAAAAATTATGGACTACAATCTAATAAACGCAAACTACAAATACGATCAACTTGCAACAGCAATTCAGTCAAGACAATTTGAACACTTTCACTATAATCTTGATAGAGTGAATTTCACTGAAATGCTTACACAAGATTTATCTGCTGAATATCGCTCAAACATTGAGAAGAAACTATCAGATACCATTTCTCGTATGGCTGAAGTTGAGTCAATACATGAAGCACTCAACTCACAGATTGATGATGGGGCTGCCTTCGCCGCAGCTATTGCAAGACTTCCACGACGATAATCATACGCAATATTCGTTAGTTTCCGGAACAAGGGCCTTTACAGGCACGATCGGCGGCATCACCCCTGTTTCTGCATCTGATTTGGCAACTAAAGGCTACGTAGATAGTATTTCCAAAGCCATACTCCGTGACTATTTGGAATGTTGCTATGGACGCCGGAGCTGCTGTAATGGCGTCTAAGCTAGAACACAACCCAGATTCTGGAGCTTACGGTTATGCTAACAACCTGGTCCACTGGTTTGGGTTAGGCATAACTAATACCCGAGGGATGCAAGGAAGTTCGTTCGTGTGTGATGCGGTTACCGAAGGCGGAATAGATGTAGCCTTTGATGCGGTGGCGATGGATAATACGGACATTATAAAAGACAAACCTGCGTAAGATGGAAATAAACAGAACAGGAGATTAGATTATGTCTAACATGCTACATAAAGGTGGACTTCCGGAACTGTTTTCTGAAGTTGGCTTTTCCGTAGTAAAGTATTTCGAGGGAACCATTAGTTCGACTGCTACCACTATAGATCTAGACCCCCCGTGTAAGCGTGTAGTGATCCGTAACACGAATACCGAAAACTCTCTCTATTTCCGAGTGGATGGGCAAGTAGCAGCCGCCTCTGTGGGAATGATTCCTGGGGATAACATCAAAGTAGCGGGTTTGGGTATCTTCACTATGGATTTTGACACAGTGCATTCCATATCGCTTATTACAGCCACGGGTACCGTTTTCGTTGAAGGTATTCTTGGTTACAAGGGCTACTTGTAAGTCTTTCGTTTTTGTCGTATTATTCTACTAGCGAGGGGGAGTTAATGGGCAAGCTGAACTCCAATACTTTGGTGCTCAATAGAAACTGGATGGCGGTTCAGGTAACCTCCGTCAAGAGAGCTATTTCCTTGCTTTACCAAGGACAAGCCAAAGTAGTAGACGGAAACTATCAATCCTATGACTTCAATAATTGGGCCGATGTTTCCCAGAAGATGGTAGAAGTAGATGCAGATGAGTTCATATGCTCTCCAAGTGTGAAGATCAGAATTCCGCGCGTGATTGTACTTCTTTTCTACGATAAGTTGCCAAGGCGGGAAGTTCGCTTTAGCCGCAAGAACATCTTTGAAAGAGATAACTATACTTGCCAATACTGCGGTATTGCTCCGCCGAATGAAAAGCGAGCAATCAAGTGGATAGAAAAGAACCATCTCAACTTGGATCACGTTGTCCCAAGATCTCGTGGTGGAAAGACTACTTGGTCTAACATTGTCTGTGCGTGCTTCAAGTGTAATTCCAAGAAAAAAGATCGTCTGGTTACGGAGCTTGGTTGGAAGATGCTCAAGACACCAAAGGAGCCTGTTTGGCACCCTACCCTAAATGTTCCTCTGTCTTTTATTCCCCACAAAGAGTGGGTGAACTTCTTAGATTTGGCTTACTGGAACGTGGAACTGCACCAGGACAAAGAAAATGAACAGCCAAGCAGTCTTTAGCTTTCTACGTGGCGCCCTTCGTGGCCATTACGGGAGAGAAGAATTACAAGGACGGCAGATCCTTATCGTAGGAATGGGAACTGCTGCCCAAGACCTTCTTATCCGTCTTTGTGTTAGCGGGGCGGGCCTTTTCTTTTCTGACCCCTCCGTTATAAATACTTATCGTGCTCATGCTATTTGTAGTCCAGCGAGCCCTTACAATGGAGAAAGTTGCGAGATAGTCGTAGATTTCGTTCAGGGTAAGTTCTCCCTGAAAGGAAAAGACTTCCCGTTGTCGAATCTAAAATCAGATGCCTACACCCAAGGGATCCACGAGTACTATCTGCCTTGGGAGCAGGTTGGGAGGGAGAATGAAAGCGGTAGTCAACCCGACTTGGGTTCTCCGCCAGAGGCAGGAATTCCTCGGGGGAATGGAAGAAATAGTTAGACTCTGTAATTGGTCTGAGAAGGATATACAGGATCTGAAGGACTACCTCTGGGACGATGTGGTACGAATAGACAACATTCTCTATACCGTATTCGAAGAAACAAACGACCATAGATTGGCTTACATCAAGTGGGAAGAGGAAATGGAAGATCTTCGACGTTGGTTAAGTCTGATTACTGGAATCAAAATCAAGTACATTTAGGAGTTATGATGCGCGCCGTAGCATTCGCTTTCTTTCTAACTCTTTCTGTTGCCGGAATCTCTACAGCAGGACAGCCTTTGGATCCTCGTGAACAGAGATCTCTGCCTCAAACCCAAGTCATCATCCAGGACAATCGCTCGGGTCTTTCTTGGACAGAAATCATCGTGGGTTTGATTGGAACCGGGGGAGCCCTCGGGGCCGCATACATCGGGGTTCGCTACAAGAGAAAGGACTAGGATGTCTGTTTCTTATTGGCAAGATACTGCCGGGCAAAGAAGCTCCCACGCTGTAGATGTACTTATCATCGGGGCAGGATTGGCAGGTCTTTCTACTGCATACTGGCTTAATCAGAAAGAACCCAGACTAAAGGTCGCTATTGTAGACAAGGGCCCCCTCGGAAATGGGGCTTCAGGTAGGAATGCTGGGTTTATTACGTGCGGATCTACAGAACACTTCTCCCGGATGGCCTCCGCTTATGGAGAAGACAAGGCAAGCGAGATTTGGAAGTTCACAGAAGATAACCACAAGCTGGTCGTATCTGAATTAGGAAAGGATAAGCTTACAGAGTTTTGTGAATACCGCTCCCTGGGAAGTTGGACCCTAGCAGCAACACAGAATGAAATAGACGTCATTGGAGAGACCGTAGATCGGTTGTCAAAGAAAGGCATCAATGTAAAATGGTATCCAGAGAAGCAAGTAAAAGAGCGTATGCTTTGCGAGGGGTTTTTCGGTGGGGCTTATTATGAAGATGACGGTGAAATCCACCCGATGAAGTTTCTGAATTATCTGCGTGCCCGTTGTCCCAATACTCAAGTATTCCAGAATTCCGAAGTGTTTGCTATTGAAGAGCAGACTGCTGGAGATCTCAAGGTAAGATGTCGTCTTCTGGATTTTCACACCCCCGCCATAGTTCTTGCCACAAATGCTTGGTCTGGTCAACTAGATAGCTTCTTTGCGGACAAGATTGCGCCCACCCGAGGTCAAATCATCTTGACCGAGCCCATTGCTCCTTTCCTTGAGCCGTCCTACTGCAGCTTTGTTCTCGACTACTTTAGACAGCTTGTAGATGGTAGGGTTTTGATTGGCGGCTTTAGAAACGCAGATGTGGAAAGAGAAGTAGGATTCTCGGACGAGGTCAATCCTATTATCAACGAGAAGCTGGAAGGTTTCCTTCATGCTCACTTTCCTATTTTGCGCGGAAAGAAAATAGACTACAGATGGTCTGGGGTCATGGGTTTTGCAGCGGATGGTTATCCCATGGTAGGAAGCCTTCCCCACAACCCCAGCATCTATTACGCTGTTGGTTTTACAGCACACGGATTAGGTTTCACTTTCAAGATCGGACAGGTGTTGGCAGACTTGATGTTAGAAGGAAAAGATCCTGGTATTTTTAGCGGCAGGAGATTTGGCAGATGAGTGTTGAGTTAGACATTCGTAACTTGGAAGAAATGTCCCGAGAGTTGTTAGATCTTACCCCGGATGGATGGAACAGATCAATCTTTTTTGATCTCTCCAAACTTACGGAAGAAGTAGGAGAAACTGCAGAATGTCTCAACAAGTCCAAGAAGACTAAAGAGGATTTGGGAGACGAGTTGGCGGATGTGCTGGCGGTCGTGATGGTCATTGCCCTTAAATCGGGCATTGACATGAACGAGGCCATACCGAAGAAGCAAGCAAAGCGTGTAGCGAAGCTTGTTGCTCGGTTTCATGATGGGAAATACCCAGCTAAGAAATAGTCGAGTAGTCCTCGATACTAAAACGCTGCTTAAACATCGCGGGTTGTGCAGCCTCCCGTGTGTAGAGGGAGAGTTATGATGGCTTATGATTCGCAGTTCGTGATCTGCGTTCTGCACAAAGGAAGTCCTGTTAGAGAAATCAATGGTAAAGTTCATGTCCCTTTTGGCAGCGAGTATAAGATAAGGTTAAAGAACAAGCATTCCTATCTTCGTGCCAAGGCCCGTGTTTGGATTGATGGTCGTCAGGTATCCAATCTGGGAGATTTCATTCTGCAGCCCGGACAAACCCTAGACCTGGAACGCTTCTTGGATTCAAGTTTGGCGCAGGGAAATTGCTTCAAGTTTGTTCCTCTTTCGGATGGCAGAGTAAATGATCCAACAGACTATGAGAACGGCACTATAAAGGTAGAGTTCTACAGAGAGTACGACTTCAAGATTAATTGGCCAAAGGCTGTGTCCCCGATTAATCTCTATGCAGGAAATGGTTCCACAGGTGCTCCAAATTGGACCTTCCCCAGTACTTCCAGTTGGACAATTAACGAGGGTTTCGACACTCTTACTTTCAATTCTCAACTGTTAGGTTCTTCAAACATTTCATGCAATGCTTCCGTTAATTTCTTGGTAGAAGCCACGCCAGCAAACGGAGCAACCGTAGAAGGAAATCTCTCCAATCAGCAGTTCGTACAAGGTGCGGATTTTACGACCGACCTATTTCCTACTACGCTGACTCTTCAGATTCGCGGAATTGAAAACAAGGTGCAGCAATCCGTGACTGTTCCCAATCAAGAGAAGAAAGTCAGGTTCTGTTCTAACTGCGGAAAACGGCGATCCCGAAGAAGTGATAAGTTCTGCGGGAGATGCGGTAATACCTTTTAGATAAAAGTCCTGCTCTTGGGTAATACCCAGGAATAGGATTACAAGGAGATCTTTCATGTTTGAGCCTTGGAAGAAGATTGTTTGTCAGAACGAGCAATGCTTTCAAGAGTCTTTAACTGAAAGCGGAGAAGTAAAACCAGGATTTCACCTATCTCCGGATTTGGACACAGCGGCGGTTACCCAGTTCACCTGCCCCCGCTGCGGACAAGTAGAAACTTGGGGTGTTACTAGGCGTCAAGTAGCCAAGGTGTTATATGAAAGGTTACGCAATGCTTGATTGGGTGGAGAAATGGCCACATTGGCTTCAGATAGTATGGTTTTGCTACATCACCTTTCATGATCTTATTCAGTGGGTCGTACTTGCCCTTATTGGTCTTACCGTTTGGGGTAGGCGCAAACGACAGAGAAACATAGAGGCTTTGGCAGCTGAGATACAGCACATTCATGACGAGGTGCATAAACACATCGAAGAAGACTCTTTTTTCCATGAGAATTTGGGACAGAGAGGAATGTCGAGAGGAAAAGATGTCGAACCTACGGAATGATAACGCAGTAAAGACCCTCGAAATGTATCGAAAGAGATTGATTTATCTACAAAAACAAATAGTCAGCGAAGCTGCTCGAGAGTTAGACAAGATACAGAAGGGGTATTACTACGAAGAAGCAGCCTTCTTTAGGTTGAACGAGTTCAAAGATGAGTTAGATTACATCGAGGAATGTATAGACATCTTAGAACATCTAAAAAAGGAAGGATAGTTTGCGAATTTACAACCTACGAGAAGATGACTTTGGTGTAATAGTGTCGTTGGGAAATAAGATCAACGGGAATAACTACCTAGACATAGAAACTTGCGACAAGATTATGCGTAGAAGCTGTAGAATGGGTTTGAGTTGCAGCTATGTTGCCTATGAAGAAGAAAGAGGAAGTAAACTACTTGGTTTTCGTTTAGCCTATGCTCCTGGTAATTGGGACATAGACCAGTGGTTCTGCCCTGAACAATGGGGAGTACCGCAAGAAAAAGTTTGTTTGTTCAAATCCAACATGGTAGAGGAGTCATACAGAGGACAAGGACTAGGACCGCTGCTTCTAAAGCATTCCATCGAAACCGCAAAACAGCAGGGCGCTGTTGCGGGGGTTACCCACATCTGGGTACAAAGTCCTGGAAACTCGGCACTTAAGTACTTCACCAAAGCCGGCGGGGAGTTGATCATGATTCATCCCGATCGGTGGCACAGCGATTTTTCCGACTTTGGGTACATCTGTACTCTCTGCGGTGAGGATTGCCATTGCGACGGGGCGGAAATGATTTTATTCTTCGATAAAGCATTCCCCATTAACATAAAATAAGGAGCATTACATGAGTAAGTTCATTGATCCTGACATGGGTTGTTGGATCGTTAAGTGTGATTGGGTAGATCCTGGTACTAACCTTACCTGTGATAAGATGTTCGTAGATCCCAGCGGCGGTCAGAATGCCACAGAACACTTTCAGTGCGGCCGGCACCACGGTGTCATTCCTCAAGCAGAAAAACCAGAGTTCCAGCTCCCTGAAGATCACAAGCTTAACGAAGAGGTTATGCATCCGGGAGCAGAAATGACAGGGGCACAGGTAGAGGAAATAGACGACAATGAATAGCGAACCCTCTGAGAAAAGCACTCTTTCCACAGGAAAATACACTGTTGAGCTCACGCGCGGGGCAAGTGTAGTGTATAAGTTCGATGATGGTGGAAACAAGGTGTGGGTTTGTTCGGCAGCTGATCCTCAGATTGCCATGGAGATTATCGAAGGTCTTATCCTGGTGGAGCACAAGAGATTCTACTATCCAGATTCTGCTCCCAAAATAGGTTCGGCGGAAACCACAAAGATTACTCCTCCCTTTTTGAAGAAGAGTTAGAATGAAACTTGGAGAAGCTATTTTAGAGAGAGACGGGCTGGACGAAAGACTAAAGACGCTGGAAATCCGAGTAGAATATCAGTATTCCAAGGATGCGAGCGCCGATCTTCAAAAGACGGCTAACCGGGTGCGCGATTTAAACATCGCCATTTCCTGGACTGAAGCACAAGTTTCGCTTTCTGGTTTACCGCTTTCTGCTTATCGTCATCGCATCGAAATGCTGCGAAGATTAGCGAAAGCTTTGGAAGCTAACGATTCCGAAAAGGCGGATACCCTCTGGGAATCCGCGCACAACGATCACAAGGTCCTGTCCGCGGCTACTTGGTTGGTAGATTTACAGATCCCAAAAGTAGAGCCCGCAAAGACTGAGACCAAGGAGGTAGAAAGATAATGGGATTCTTCATTCGACCAAAAGATACGAATAAGGATGGAAACCATTTTAACGCAGAGGCTGTTCTTCCTGCCCAAGATGGGGTAGAGAACGAATACATCCCTACTACGGGTTTTGATTCCAGTACGCACGGGGGTTCTGGCGCGGACCACAGACGCGACCCTGTACGCCGAGAAGCTGCACCAAGCAATCCACTTCCTGCCGGAAACTGGAGAGGTGCAGGTACTCGCGCTGGTAAAATAGGAACGAGACGAGGATAAAATATGTCGGATTACAGAATTGTGCAGTGTTTTGGAACAAAGAGGCGCCCTCGCAAACAGGATGAGTCTTGTAGGAATAGATACCTATGGGCGGCAGGCGGGGCCACTTCTGGAAACTTTGGCAGGAAGGGAACGCAAGCTTGTCCAAATTGTGGCAGTATTCCTGACTTCCAACACCCGCTGAACATGTACTACGGAGGAGACATCTCCAGAGAAGAAGCGGAGCAACGAATGCCTGCTTACATTGAAAGCAAGAAAAACCCAGCCACTTGACATTTTTCGTGGATTGTTTTATAGTTCCAAGGAATGAGCGGGGTCCTTAAGAAAGGAATAGGATAGATATAGAAGTAGGGTAGTAGTAGAGTAATACTTTAGTAATAGTATCCATCGACAGACCTGAAAGGGAACGATTTTGCGACAATACAAAGAGCTTCTCTCTGAAATACTTACCAGCGGCGCCGACAAAACGGACCGCACGGGGACCGGCACTTATAGTATTTTTGGCTATCAGATGAGGTTTAACCTGGAAGAGGGTTTTCCTCTGATAACCACAAAGAAAGTTCATTGGAAGTCCGTCGTACACGAACTCCTATGGTTCATTAGTGGCAAGACCAATATTCAGTACCTGAAAGAGAACAAGGTTTCTATCTGGGACGCTTGGGCCGATGAACAAGGTGAGTTAGGACCTGTATATGGCAAGCAGTGGCGCCGATGGGAAACTCAGGATGCTGAGGGCAACAAGATTGAGATTGATCAATTGGCAAACGTAATTAGAGATTTGAAGAACGATCCTTTTTCCCGCCGCCACATTATTTCTGCGTGGAATGTAGGTGATGTTACCTCGATGGCGTTACCTCCTTGCCACATGTTCTGCCAGTTCTATTCTAACCAAGAAAAACTTTCCTGCTTGGTTTATATGCGTAGTGTGGATTGTTTCCTTGGGCTTCCTTTTAACATTGCTTCCTATGCGCTTTTGCTTTTGATGGTTTCTCAATGTACAGGACTTCAACCTTATGAAGTAGTGTTTTCTCTCGGGGATGCGCATCTCTACAAGAACCACATAGAGCAAACAAAGGTGCTTCTAGAACGGGAGCCCTTCGGGCTTCCCGTAGTAAAGCTTAATCCCCGCATTACCAACATAGACGATTTTACTTTTGAAGACATTGCCCTAATTGAATATGAAGCGCATCCTCACATAAAGGCGGTAGTGTCTGTTTGACTATTTGGAAAATCTTCAAGAGACACCGCCTTGGAGGTATGACAGATGCTCTCCCTTATTGCTGCTTACGCAAACAATCAGCAACGACAAAGGGTGATTGGCAAGGATAACAAACTTCCTTGGCATCATCCTGCCGACCTCCACAGATTTAGGGAGCATACGCTAAAGACCTGTGTTATAATGGGTCGCAAGACACACGAATCTATTGGCAGAGTTCTCCCAGGCAGGGATAACTTTATCATCACTCGACAAGAGGATTACAAAGTTCCAGGAGCTTTCGTTTTCACTGATTTAGAAGTTGCGATAAAAGAAGCTTGCGCGAGAGTACCTGAAGTATTTATTATTGGAGGAGGAGAACTCTATAAGCAAACTATTGACCGGGCGGAACGACTGTATCTTACTCGGCTTCATCGAGAGGATATTGACGGAGATGCCTATTTTCCTGACTTTTATGAAGGAGATTTCAAGAGTATCCACTCGGAGCAGACTGAGATTGATACTTTCCTGATCCTACAAAGGGTTAGGTCCGGATCGGACGCATCTCATTATGGAGGGGGGATGGAGCAGCCGGCCGCTTGGTTTATCTTCCCTAACCACTCCTCTGCGGACATAGCAGGGTCTCCTCCCCCTTCTGCGATAGATGCCGAGGGTTTGCCTGAAGGGTACTTCGAAAACCCTAACATTTTTGTAGGACTTGGTCTATGATTTCTTTTTGTGGAGTTGTGAGACTCGACAGCAGCGGACAGCTGGTCTGTTTCTGCTACGAACAGGATGTAAAAGCTGGCATTTGCGAATGCCAGCGGAAGTTCGATTGTCCAGAAGCTAAGATTGACATCTCCATTATTCCGGGTACTCGTCCCTCGGAAATTCAAGGGGCGGAGATTGCGCGGGTGAATAGAGATGTAGAGAATGCTATCAAGAGTACCGTAAAAAGTGCAGAGAAGATTAAGGAAGGACTTTCTCAGTTGGAAAAGTCTATCAAACGTAATTCGAAATTTAGAATCTAAGGGGAGCGAAAATGTGGATTATCGGACTTGGTTGCACTGCACAGGTGGGGAAGGATACTGCTGCGGAGTACTTGGAGAAGCGATACCCGGGACGAGTTAAGCGCGTTGCTTTCGCAGACAAACTAAAGAAGGTCTGTATGGACCTATTTGGTTTGACCTATGAGCAATGTTATGGTCCTCAGGAAATCAAGGAAAAGATTGATTCTCGCTACAACCTGACACCACGAGAAATTATGATGGGTGTTGGTGAAAAGATGCGACAAATCTTTCCTAACATTTGGGTGGATACGGTATTCTACACCACTATTTCCGAATGGGAGAAAGAAGGATATGATTGCTTTGTAATCTCCGATGTTCGCTATCCTAATGAGGGCGATAGAATTCACGATAAAGGCGGTAGTGTTGCCAAGATAATAAGAGAAGGCGCCGGGGTAACGGTAGGTGCTGGACATTCCAGTGAAACCGCGATGTTGGATTACAAGAATTTCGATTTCATCATTGACAATAACGGATCCTTCGAGGATTACTTTAAGAAGATAGATGCTATGATGGAGGAAATCAATGGTCGAACATCGAGAAGGGACGTCTCCTGATGAAGGCTCGGATTTTTCCTTTGGCGCAGATAACGTAGAGCGCGGTGATCCAGATGTTGATTTCATCAAACGAAAGCCTACGTATCCTTGGGGAGATGATCCCCGCGGTAGAGAAATAGACTATGAAGCTGCAGACGCCGATAATCTAGGGGAATCTTATGCTTCTAAGAATCCCGTGTTTCGTGCGTACCAAGGCAGGGCTCCTCTTGAAGGACAGCAGTTTGGTGCCCCGTCTAGGGTTGGCTCTGTCCAGAAAGTAAGCGATCTTCGTCCGGCTCTTCCTAATCAATCTGTTGACTTTGCCGCCCTGGAAGCCGCTAAAGCAATAGAACGCGGTATTCTTGAGGCAACTAACTTTGCTGCTTTGTTTCCCAATGTTTCTATTGAGCTTCCTGCCCCTGGTGCGAGCTTTTCTCCTGGGAGCCAGTTAGAAGTTCGAGCTACGGTAAACTCTTTGCGTAACATAACCTCTGCCACTCTGATCATCGATAATCATCCTGTTGACACTAAATTTTTGGATCGACGGGATCAAGATGCGGCCCAAAGACACACCTTTACCTTCTTGTACAACATCTCCTCTAGTAGAAGTTTGGGCCCTATGGACATCACGGTTCGTGGATTCAACATAAACTCCTCTGCACAAGGCTTTATTGCGGATGATGCCCGCAACAATCCTCCGAACGCAGACGCTATCGACATCGGCGTTGGAACTCTGGATGGGCGCTTGGGACAATCCCACGGCAGCCAAGCCCAACCTCCTCTTCTCGCGCCTACTTACATACTTCGCACTCCCGAAGGTGTATCTAGTATTTCAGTTAACATCGTATAGGAAACCTAATGACAAAAAAGGCCAGTAAGACTACCGTAAACGTTGATGCTGTAAGACGAGAAGCCAAGAAGATGGCTAAAGGGGCCGAATCCAAATCCTCCGGAAAGAAGTTCGGAAATGGCGTTGATGGCGACCTTGCCCCTGGATCCGTGAATAGGCAATCCCCTTTGGAAAAAGAAATGGGGACAACCAAATATCGCGACATGATCCACGAGCACAACGATAAGAACAAGCACGTTTTGGATAGGCTCCCTTTTCAGTTCCCCAAGAAGAAGGCAATCCGTTCTCACCTAAATATAGCTCTGGAATGTCCTGAATGTCAGGAAATACTTTGGGGGAGTGAGCACACCATTGGAGTTATCTGCGGAAAGTGCCACAAGTATGTCACCCCAAAAAATCCGGAAGCGGAAGCTCGTGGGTACGATCCGGATTTGAAGGTTGGATTTAGGGGAACCGCGACTGATAAACTAAATCTCCTAGACAAGAAAAAAGGCCACTAAACTTGCGCATTTTCCAAAAAAGGCTTATTATTTCCTCGTATGAAACTCGTATAAGGGGAACCAGATGACAGAGAGAAAACGATGGTGGGCCTGGGCGATAAAAAGAAACCGCGTGGATCACGTCGTATCCTTTATTAAGGGACACGTTCCTGAGGTGGATAAGTATTTCTACCCTCAAATAAAGAAAGAATACCAAACCAAGAAAGGTATCCGCGTAAAGGATCGTCCTTTTTACGAGGGTTATCTGTTCCTTCGCTACACCAATCCCGATGTTGTGTACCACAAGCTCAGCGCTTATCCCTTTATCACTACCTTTGCGGGCCCAGTTACGGACGAAGAGATCCTCATTATGGAGCGTTCCCAGGGGAAGCTTCTATCGGAGATCAAGACGAGCCGTTTCGTGGAAGGTGACGTGGTAGTACTACTCTCGGGACCCTTCAAGGGTTTCGAGGCACTTGTGCTAAGCACAGAAGGCGGGCAAGTGCGTGTTAAGGTAGATGCCAAGATCCTAGGGCAGACTGGAATTGATTTGGTTTTCAGTGAGGATCAAATAGAACGCAAATCCGAACTACAGAACGCCAGCGTACAGGACATCTAAAAGGATCCTCCCTCAAGGTGTGCATCAAATGAAAAATGGACAGAAGTCCGAGCATTCCGATCGCCCGTCCAATGCTCGCAAAGATTTGGAAGATAAGTACTTGGGTCGTTTTGAAGATCTAAAATCTGAATATCCCGAACACGCCGAGTTCTTTGACGAGAATAAGGCAAAGCTCCTCCTGCAAATGAACAACATCAAGTCAGAAGGGGAACTTAAGTTCATTTCCACGCACATTGAAGTGGCTTATTCCGGTACCGAATTTCCGTACGCTTCCTTTAGTAGTTCCTTCCGCGCGACAGAAGACACCCTTCTGGAGTTGCTGGATAGATACCGGACTTCCTCAAGGAAGGCAAGTTTCGTAAGTATCTAACTCTCCAAGGGATTAGATACCACGGGAGTACTTTCGCAGAAAATATCCTCCCCTTGTTAGATTTTACTTGACTTTTTCTTGAATTTATCTTATGATGTTAGTTAGGGCAGCCTATCAAGGCTATCCCTATTTTTGCGTCTTCGCTCATTTTCCCCTCTCAGTATTTCTCCCCCTTAGGAGTTTTTAATGGCAAACCCTTCCGATGAAGAAAAGCCAACTATTGACCCGAAAGTACTAGAAGGACTGGCTAATGAGGATCCCAAGAGTAAAGCTTGGAATAATCCGAACAGTCGCAAGAACCTAAAGCAGTATAAAGAAGAGCCAATAGTTCCTGAAGTCCTGGATGAAGATGAAGCCGCCGGGGAGGCTGAAGCTGACTTTCAAGCCGAGCAAATCACTCGTGGTAGGAAGATCAGTCCTGAACTGGTAAAGCGACTTATTCCGAAAAGGGGAGTTTTAACTTCCAACGAAAAAAGACGCTACAATGGTATCGTAGTTACCTTCCTCTCCGACTTCAAGAACGAAGACCCTACTGCTTCGGATGTGGATGACATTCTGGAAATCGCCCTTTGCGATGTTATGGAGATGCGTCTTTTGGATGCCTCTCGAAACGACCCTGCCGCCCTTGTAAGTATTAGCCAATCCCAAGAGAGATTTCATAAGCGAAAGCAAACTGCCAAGGCGAACCTAGCCAACAGGCGCATTGATCGTAAGGATAACCGGAACTCCCAGGACGTCAACATTGTTGATCTTGTAGTTCGCTATGACAATCAACAGCGACAGAAAGACGGTGCGCGTGTTGAAACCCTTCTAAAGGAAGAAGCACTGGCTTCCAAAAAGTTAAATGACGTCCTTGATAAGGATGGTTACTAAATTTGCAAGTAGAAGACCCCGAGTTCCTCCACGCCTCTGAAGAACTCATCAAGTTTTATCGGGAATACCCAGAAGTAGCCGCAGAAGACCTTTTGCTTATTGAACTAAGTGACATTCAAAAGGTAGTCTTGCGGTCTATGTGGTTTAAGAGTTATGTGATGTCCATCATGTGCCGAGGTTCAGGAAAAACTTTTTTGAACGCGGTATTCGCCTGCCTAAAAGCAATGCTATACCCTGGTTATCGTATCGGTCTTCTTGCCCCTACTTTTCGTCAGTGTGTCGTTGGGGATACTCTGGTTTGTACCGATAAGGGTTTTCAGTACGTAAATGAAATCAAGGATCCGCCAAGTCTTATTCTTTCCCACGAGGGATTTTCTTCTTGTTCGCACGTTTTCACTAATCCCGCTGAACGAACTATAAAGATCAAAACGAAGATGGGGTTCGAACTAGAAGGCGCCCCCGACCATCGGGTGTTGGTTCTGGACAGCGGCTCTAAATTAGTCTATAGGGAACTTTCATTTCTAACTACGGATGATGAGATTTGTATCCACAAAGGTTCTCGCGCTTTTGGAACCGAACGAGATTTACGGGGCTTCATTCCCGAGGTTTTTTTGGTAGGAAATACGCGTGATTGTTTTATCCCGTCTGAGTTGGATTGCGACTTGAGCTATTTCTTGGGATTACTGACTGGTGATGGGTGTTTAACTGCCGAAAACTACATCATTTTTACTAATGGAGATCCCAGCCTCCTTCAAGAATACGACCGCCAATCCATGAAGTATTTTGGTAAGGTTGCTTCCCGCCAGAAAAAAGACAATCATTATGATTTAACCCAGGGGAGTAAGAAGTTCTTTGGTTTTCTAACCGCACTTGGTTTGGGTAGAAAAACAGCCATAGAAAAATCTACGCCTTCTATTATTCTCCAGAGTACCCAACAAAATGTTTGTGCTTATCTTCAGGGCTTGTTCGATACGGACGGCGGTGCTTACTTTTACCCTGAAACTACACACCCATATAAGGTGGGATTTTACAACACTTCTTGCAAACTTATTAGAGAAGTAAAAGTTTTGTTGCTAAACCTGGGGATTATTTCCTCCTCTTTTGAACAACGTACTTCTAGAAAAAACACGCTCTATAGTTTAGAGATAAGCGATAAGAAAAGTTTTCTTTTGTTTGCAGAACTGGTTGGTTTTAGAAGTGCTGAGAAAAGTAAAATACTGGAAGCGGGTGTGGAGTATGTTCGTAAAACCGATACGAACCGTTGCCATTCCGCGGTTATTAGAAACGTTAAACCTTTGGCAGAGGAAGTGTGCAACGCCCTGAGAAAGACCCAGAAAGGATTTGGTAGTCTAAGTCTTTGGAAGCACTTTACCAAAGAGGGGAAGGTAAAACCCAATCATAACCTTACGTCAGAGTTCCTAAAGAAGATGCTTGAGTATTGCCAGACTAATGGTATAAACTGCCCGGCAATAAAAGAGATAGAGGATTTAGTTCAAGGTAACCTTCTTTTTGATACGGTGGTTTCTAAAGAGTACGGCTTCTCTTATACTTACGATTTTACGGTAGATCGTACTCACAACTATGTTTCCAATGGTCTGGTAAGCCACAACTCCAAGATGATGTTTGATGAATGTACCAAACTTTGGCAAAGATCTCCTATATTCCAAGCAGCCACCGAGCGCAAACCTACTCAGCAATCCGATAACTGCTACATTAGATTCAAAGCCGTAGGTGGACGTAACGCTTCGGTTATACAGGGCATTCCTCTAGGCGATGGCTCCAAGATCAGAGGTTCCCGCTTTTACACCATTCTCTGCGATGAGTTTCCTCACATTCCCGAAGACATCTTCAACATGGTTATCCGCCCGATGGCAGCTACCGTGGCTGAACCAATGGAGAACGTGAGGAGACTACGACAGCAGAAGAAACTACTTGATCTTGGTCTGATTACGCAGGATGAGATCGACGCGCCCCAGGCCGCAAATCAGATAATCATTACTTCGTCCGGTTATTTCCAGTTCAATCACATGTTCAAGTTGTATTGTGCGTACAAGGAACAGCAAAGAAACGGGAACGATAAGTATGCTGTGTTCAGAGTTCCTTACTGGCTTCTTCCGGAAGGTTTCCTTTCTGAAGATAACATCGAAGCCGCAAAAGCAGAAATGTCCAGCCTTCAGTTCCGTATGGAGTATGAAGCCGCCTTCATTCCTGATACTGATGCGTTCTATAAAGCTTCTCTTCTTGATTCGTGTAGCACTGCTTCCTTCTCTCCTCAGGTTGTGGGAATTCCAGGAAAGTCTTATGTTTTAGGTATCGACCCGGCCAGAAGCGAAGACTCATTTGCCATCTCTGTTGTTGAGGTTGGTGTCCCAGCAAAGGTCGTTCATGCTATAGAATTACGCAAGCAGCCCTTCCCAAGGATGGCAGAGACCATTGAAGACTTGAGTGACGCCTTCAACGTAACTTCTATTTACATGGATGCCGGTGGCGGGGGATTGGCCATCAAAGACATTCTCGCAGAAAACTCAAGAAGTAACCCTAAGGGCCCGATCTTAGATCCTGAAGATGAAGTTCATCAGTATAAAGCCGGACGTCACATTCTTACGATGTGCGACTTTACCACTGAGTTCATCTCTACATCTAACTTCGCGGCTCTTCGTCTTTTGGAGCACAGAGACATTCTGTTCCCCAACATACCCAAGGATTTCGAGCCGACCTTCGCACAAGAAGAAGCCTGGTCCACTATCCAGACTATGAAGCTGCAGATGCAGACTATAGAGCTCACTGAGACCCCGACCGGAAAGCATCACTTTGATGTTCCCAGGGGAGAAGGCCACGGCAAGCAGAAGAAGGACTTATACACCTCTTTCATTTTGGCGGCGCGCGCTGTCTATGACATGCTTTGGTCTGAGCAACTTCCAGAGAGCGTTCTTTACCATGGTGGAGTTCTAACTCCTCGCGAAGAAAAAAACCCAATTACCTTTATCGGCGATCCTGAATTGGGGGCCAGTGTGATGAACATCCCGGACGCGCTGCGGGAAAAGTTGGAAATCTCGCTCGACCCAGACGCCTACCGCATGAAAATGCTGCAAGGTATGCAGCATTCAAGAGAAGTCTTAACAAGCCCCACGGCCCTTCTAAAACCGAAGCCCGGCAAAAAGAAGTAAGGAGCGGTAGATGTCGGAAGAAATTAAGAGCAACTTAAACGCAAAGTTGGAGCATGCTCAAGTTCTTTCCCACGACGAAGTACGCCCTGGTGTCCATGAGATGGAAATAGCCGTAGGCCCTGGCGGAACACCTGTTCGAGAACTTGCATACCTTACTGGTCAGGATGGACAGCCAAGCCCTATTAAGTTTCGAACTGACGCAGGTGTTATCAGCCGAGACTATTTACGACGCATCGATCTCGACCTCCTGTCCGGGCAGCCCGACCCTACCGCCATCAAAGCAGATAAGTCTTACGCAAAGGCGCTTGCCCTCTATCGTTCTAAGGGTGCGTATGGTACAACCATTGATACGCTCACTAATTTCGCGGCGAAGGGCTTTAGCAATGACACGGACGACGCAGATGTAAAACTCTTTTTTGATGTGTGGGTTCGTGAGGTAGGCTTCAAGGAAACGGTCGAGAAGATCTTCTTTGACTTCTTTAGAGTGGGAATGGTTCGAACTTTGAAGACTATTGGAAAGTTTGACCCCCGTCTAAAGCCAGAAAACTTTCAGGCTGTAGTTAAAACTTCGGCAGCGATCAAGAACCTAAAAACTGATCCGAAGATGCAGGATTTGATTGGGTATAGAGATTACGCAGCGGCCAAGAAAATTTGGTCCAAGTCTTTCCTTCCTCTTCAATACTCTATTTTGGATCCCCGCTTAATTGAAATCAAGGGACCTCTGCTGTTCGATCAGACTGATACTTATCTTAAGCCTCAAGCTTTCACTGAACTTCGGGCGCTACTTAAGAACACCGGAAAGCAAACCAAAGAGCAGAAGGAATTCATTCGTACTCTTCCCGTGGATCTCGTAAAGGATATCAAAGCCGGAAAGCCCGTAAAGCTCCCGCCTGAGTTGGTAGGCAAGTGTGATTACCGCAAACAGGATTATGAACGGTATGCGATGCCTCGTGTGCTGCGCGCCTTTGATGCGATGGACTACAAAGATGCTCTGGTTAAGGCAGATTATTCTACACTTGACGGCATCACCAATTACATTCTAAAGATCACCATTGGCAATGACGAACATCCTGTATGCGATCAGTCTCAACTGGATGCCATCGCCCGTCTCTTCGATACTTCCAGTAAAGGCTTTGACATCGTCTGGAATCACACCCTTCAGATCGAGAAGATTACCTTTCCGGAAATCAGCCAGATCTTGGGACAAGATAAGTTCGCACAGGTAAATGACGATCTGACTATGGCCTGGGGCGTCACTCGCGCGTTGATTGATGGAAACCTTTCTGCCAATGCTAAAGCAGTAGAAACCGCAGTTAAGGCTTTCTCAGAAGAGATTAACTACGCACGTCGCTGCGTTAAGCGTTGGATCGATGGAGAGTACGAAGAGATCGCACTTGCTATGGGATTTGATCGCTATCCCAATGTTCGTTTCGATGAGAATGCCCTAAAGGACGAGATCATGTTGATGAGCGTTATTCAGGGCATGATTGATCGTCGCATCATCTCCTACGAAACCGGTCTCGAGAAACTCGGCTTGGACTTCGGAAACGAACTTTCCAACATGCTTCAAGAGAAGCCGCTGGTTCAGGATGGAACTCTTGGCATCATTGGTTCTCCGTACAATCCGAAGGCTCTTCCGCCTTCCGGACCAGTTCCTACCCAGGATACTACTGACTCGGCTCCTAAGACCGTGGTCACTCAGGAAGATCTCAAAGACTTCCAGACCAACGTAGAGAACCTAATCAAGATAGGCTTGAAGAACATGCAACCGCAGATTCAGCCAATCCAGAGAACTCCCACAGGTACCCCAAGTGAGGGCCGCCCGAAAAAGGGCGGAGCGACCAAGCCCAAGAAACCAAAGGGTTTCCCAAAGTAATAGCCACACCAGAACAAAATAAAAGGAGGGTGTAGAAACACCATGACCACAAAGAATACAGAACTTACCAAGGCGCAGAAACTACTTCAGGAAATGAAGTCTTTTGCGACAACGCTCGTAGAAGAATGTCCTCCGCAGCATCGCCGCGATCCCGCGAGCGGCGCGTGTTTGCCTATAGGTTCCATTGATCATACTGCGGAAACCCGTAGCGTCAATGACGACCAGGGCGATCTATGGCGCGGACTTAAGGATAAGACCGCCGCTTCCGAAAATAAGGAAGTCGCTCTTACGGATGCCGAGGACATGGACGAACCAGTAAGTTGTGCCGAAGGTACAACTTTTTCTTTTATTAGCCGAACTTGCGTTCCTTTAGAGCAGGCGGAGCAGGAGAATAGCGACGAGTCTGCGATGTCTTCGGACACAGACTACGTAGAGGAAGAAGTTGCAACCCATCAGGACGTAGTGGCGCTCGATCCGGAAGGACGAAAAGATCCTGTAGGTTTCAAATGCCCTCCTTCTCAGTTCTTTGATTTTTCCCGCCGAGAATGTATTCCTCTAAACAAGGACACCGTAATGGCTTCCGAGAGCGTCGATGCTGAGTTTAAAACACTCTTTGCCTCCCACCTCTCTGGTCGCCTTGCTATGACCTCTCCTGATCCTCTCGACGGGCATACTCACTTGGTAACCGTTGATGAGAATGGAGATGGAAAGACTTCGGTTTCTTCGAGCTACGCTGGATCGGAATCCTACCCACACTCTCATGATGTCAGCGAGTACGCGGTAAAGGATTATTCGGCCGGCGATTATACCTCCAAACACTTCGGTTTTGTTATCCCGAAGGACATGTGGGAGTGGAAGAATGACGAAGAGCGCGATCGTGTAATGTCCCAGCCCTCTGTTTGTTGCTCTGAAGAGGCTGCTGTAGAGACCGCGGCCCCTATTACTACCAAGCAGAGGAAGTCTCTACCGGATAGCACCTTTGGGGTTCCTGGTAAGAGAAAGTTCCCGCTCGACACCTGTGCACGAGTTCGAAACGCTATGGCGCGCTTCAACCAGGCCAAGGGTCTGACCGTTGGGGAAAAGGCTTCTCTCCGCCGAAAAATTATGGCGGCCGCATCAAAGTGTGGTATCAAGGTTAATAACTTCGCCAAGGCAAACAGCAACGAAGAGTTTGCTGGCGTATTAAATGATCTTCTACTTGAAGCGAAAATTGTACAGCCAGTAAAAAATACTAACAAGAATGCGGAGGAAACTGAAATGGCAGAGATGAAGAAGGGCCCCTGCCCCCCTTGGATGGAATGGGATCCAAAGGCTAAGAAGTGCGGCAAGACCAAGGGTTTCTATGACGCGATCAAGACTCAGGGTTCTCATTCTGAAATCATTGCCCTTGATCCGGAAGGACGAAAGGATACTCCAGGTTTTCAGTGCCCCCCTGGTTCCTTCTTTGATTTTTCGAAGCGCGAATGTGTAGCTCTTGATCCTTCCAAGAAGACCGGAACTACTACTTCGAAGGCCGCTGTTGAAGATGCAGCCCAGCGTGACCTCGCGCCCTCCCCTGCTGGCCGCCCCGCGCGCCTTCCTTCTGATTGCCCTCCTAACACCAGTTGGAATGCAGATCGCGAGGAGTGCATTACTCTGGACTCGAGCAAGAAGACTAAGGGAGAAACCGAGGCTGCTGGTGATGAGGGACTTGTTCCCGCTCCCGCTGGTAAGGTAAAGCTTCCTTCGGACTGCCCAGCAGAAACCCTTTGGGACGGTGTGAATAAGCTCTGCCGCCCGCTGGATTCCTCGGATAAGAGCCGCCCAAGTGGAGCTTCTCCCCAGAGCCCGAAGAGCACCGCATCTACGGACGCCATGTCCGTAGCTCAGCTTATTCGACACCTCGATGAAATCATCAATGTGGAAAAGGCATCCGGATCCCGCGAGAAGTTTAAGATCGACGCGAAGGAACTTCCGAATGAGGCGTTTCCGCCTGCTCTCGTAAGTTCTACTCGCCGAGCTCTTCTCCATCACACCCCAGGCGTGAAGGACTCCTATGATAACGCTTCTATTGATACTGCTCGTCTCCGCAATTCTCTCGCGAGGGTCAGCAAGATCGAAGGATACTCTGCCCAGGCTGTCGAAGATGCTACCAAGCACCTTATCGATCATGCTCGAGAGGTGGTTAAAGCGTATCTGGGAAAAAGCTAAGCACTGAGGGTCAATGGACAGGAACAGATCCTGCGTTATTCCATCCTCAGTGCCGGGCAGAAGAAGTATTCGATCCTAAGTCTGGTTCTTGTGTTCCCATTACCAATGTGGGAAACGCTGAACCACGTGGAACATTAGAATGTCCTCCCGGCTTCTTGCTGGACGAGAAGAATGGCTTCTGTGTACCGGAAAGCCCTACCGCCCAGGCGGCTGTAGCGGCTTACCGAAGAAGTAGGGGATAAATGGACAGCGAGTTCTGGACTTTTCTTACACTTCTACTTAAAGAATACGGACTTGTGGCTATTTCTCTTGCGGTCTTAACGGGGATAGTTATTCATTTGTTCCGCCAGTTAAAATCCGAGCAAACGAAGAATACTGATCTTCAGACCAAGCTCTTGGAACTCTCAGAGAAAAGACTGGCGGATGCTAAGGAAGAAAGGCAGGATTATGAGGAATTGGCACGAGACTTGGATAAACACATTAACCTGTTAATCAAGGTTTTCCGTAAGAATACGGAAGATGAGGAAGGTTAAGATGGATGAAAAGGAGAACAAATCCCCATGATGGACAAATTAGAGATCCTCGACCAGCAAGTAAAGGAAATCAAGAACCAGTCCAAAGAACGTAAGACCGCTACCCAGAAAAACCTGGCATCTCTTTTTGCGATGCTTGAGGATAAAATCTCAGCAGAGACTAAAACAAAGGAAGAGGCACTAGAAGCGCCTATCCTTGTAAGTTAATCGGAGGAAAAGATGGCTGTAGAAAATAAGGTTATAGTAGAAGCAGCAATCAGCGTTCTGGATAAGGCAGAACGTGCCGCTCAGGAAAAAGCAGCTGTTTTGGCTTTCCCCGATGAACGCCAGGGGGATCTTCAGTACATTCGTTCCATTCTGGTTTCCGCAGGAACCAACAAAAACGGGGCTCACTTCTTACCATCAGAAATGATGCGAGCCCACAACACAATCGTCCATAAGGCTATCGACATCGAGCACGATGAGACCAAGGTGATCGGACACATTTATGATTCCGCCTTCCTGTATAAGGACGGAGAATCGTTTGACCCGATGAAGCTTATGGCTGAATTCAAAGAAACATCTCGCGACCCTGACGAGATGGACATCGACATCGCTATTGCCGGTGTCATTCACAAGATGCGCTTTCCTGAATACGCCGATGAGATTACTCGCGGCGAATGGAAGGTCAGCATGGAGTGTTTCTTCAAAGATTTCGACATTAAGGTAGGAAATCAAATCATTACCCGCACCGAAGCAGTCACTCTTGGTTATACTCCAGAGGACTTGATCGGTGGTTTCGTAAAAATCATGGCGGGACAAAAAGCCCTTGGTAAGCACTTCGTAGCTCGCGTACTTCGAGGTATCACCTTCAGCGGTATGGGCATCGTAAAGAACCCAGCCAACCCCCACTCCATCGTTCTTGAAACAGCCGCTCACAAAGAGCTAAAGGAACGAGGGGATGTAGTGATCAACCTTGAGTCCATTGATAATCTACGAGGACACTCTATCATTGTGAATACCAACAAAGAAGCAGCCACGGAGGTTGATAAAGTGGAAGAAAAGACGGATACTTTAGTAGAAGTAACTGCTCTAACTGAGGAAGGCGCGGATGCTTCCGATGGCCGTATGCAGGTCTATGTAGAAATCGACGAAGAAACTGGCGGACTAAAGAGAATTCTTTCCACCGGCGGAAAAGAAAACGCCCTTCGCTATACCGGTCCTGGTATCGGCGGTCCCGGAACAATCAACTATTGGCCAGACTCCTTATGCGCGAGCTTTAAGAAGCGCGTAACCAAGTTCAACGCTCTGGATCAATCTGAAGGGGTTGTTCTGCATGAGCACTGGTGCGCGCTGTTCGAGGAAGCTTGCCCGGTTATCGGCGCGTCTGCGAAGGCTCCAGAGTGCTTGCGCAATCAGAGAAACTCCGTAACCAAGGATCCTGTGGATAGCACTATTACCCGAACTCTTCGAGAGCACTTGGACAACGCTCCTTCTAATACCAACACAACCGTGCTGCAGTCCGGTTCTGCTTCGGCAGTTTCTATGCCTACGGAACACATCGCCAAGATGAGAGATGAGGCGAAGGCTCTGCGCGATTCGTTGCGAGAGTATGTTCTTTCCGCCGAAAAAAAAACTTCCAAATAGTTAGTCAGCCCATTACCTCGGCGTCCATCATTACCAAAGAAAAGACGATGAGGTTCAAGAATAGAGCCGACGCTTCCCAAGCCCTCAGCAGACTTGACGCAAAGGGTGAGAGAGAAAAGGTTTCAGGATTTGTTCTTCTGGTAGGCTCCGGCTCGCAAGTATTATCGGCCGGGGAAGATCGCGAACTTGCGGTCGAACGAGCTGTGAAAATACTAGAAGAAAAAGACACGGTAGTGTTCCTTTCGAAACTCCAATTCAAAGTTGGAGGGATCATTACCGCCAAGGATCAGCTTGTGCTCTCTCGGAGAACGAATGTCTAAGGATTTGACGGGTAGAAAATTTGGTCGCTTGCGTGTATTAAAGCGGAGCGGATCAAACAAGTTTAAGCAGGCTATGTGGGAGTGTGTGTGCTCTTGTGGAAAAAAGAAGCGGGTAAATGGTGCCAACCTTCGTAAAGGGAGAAGTAGAAGTTGCGGATGCGGACAGGCAGACGCAGTGCGGAAACCTATTCGTATAGGAAGTCGTTTTGCGAAACTAAAGGTACTTCAGTTTTCAGGAATGGAAAACAACAGAAGTATGTATTTGTGTCTTTGTGATTGCGGTGAAACTACAACAATACAGGCACACAGGATAAAAAACGGAACCACCACAAGCTGTGGGTGTGCTAGAAAAGGCATCAGGACTATTATACATGGCTTATGTGGAACTCCAGAATATCAGAAAGCTTGTTCTGCTCGCAGAAGAGCTAGAAAAAGAGCTGCCGGAGGATCGCACACGGCGGAGGATATTCTAGTCCTCCGTCTCTCCCAGAATAACAGATGTTTGTATTGTGAAAAGCCGTTAAGTGATTATCACGTGGATCACATGGTTCCCTTGGCACGAGGGGGTTCTAACGGAAGAGAAAACATCTGTTTGGCGTGCCCAGATTGCAATCTCAAGAAGAATGTTAAGACAGCAGAAGAATTTCTATCCCTAATACACCCATAAGGAGGATAACCCATGGCAAAGCCTGATCTTGTAGGTATGTATGCTAGTTCTGCCGGACAGCCGATGAAGGATGACGGAGAGAGCTCTCTCGTTCCTGCCTTCAGCTCTTTGAAGACCGCATCCAGTAATGCTACCGCA